GCCATCAGTTCATAATCTGGTACTGACATGGCCATGAATACCATAGTACCAGACTCATTTTCAATTCTTTCTAAGAATTCTTCCAGATTTTTGTTAGAGACAACATACCACTTGGGTTCCTTCATGTCGATTGGTCTCGGCATGGGAGGATGTTGGATCGGAATTTTGAGTTCTACTGTCCTGATTTCCACCTCTCTTGGGGCGGGGGTCAGCAGAGAGCATCCACTAAGGATTACTATCGAACTCAAAAGTGCTATCGGTTTCCAAACTGTCAAACACATCTTTTGTCGCATTGTTTACTCTCGGTTCAATCAGGCCAGGCTTTGCAGCCGCAAGTTTACTGAGGTCATGTCTACGGAAAATATCTAGGTATCTAGTCATCTCCGCTTCTGCCTCTTGAAACTTACTATTCAACTCACCAAACGCCTTCATCTGGGTTTCGTATTGGGTAGACATCTTGTCTATGGTGTCATTTTGTGTTTTGACTTGTAGTTCCAAGGCCATGTTATATTCGCGGAGCTCAATGAGTTCTGCTTGGGTTTGGTTGTAGTAGAAGTATCCTGCTACACCACCCGTCAAAACAACACCTAATAATAGTTTACTTAACATACTTCTATTTATATTTTTATAGAACCCAAGTTTGAACGTGAACCAAAAGAACTGTTATCAAACACTGGCCCATTATCTTCTTGACCAGAATCATGAATGTCTTGTTGTGCCTCTTCATCCAAATCGTACAGTCTCATCTTGGCACGATCCACACCAATCATGAATCGTTTGTTACGAGTAGGATCACTGTAACGATTCTTCAATTGTTTCACCATGATGTGACCCTGTTGTTCCAACTCTTCAGTGGAGATGAGGGCAAACATCAAGTCAGCAGTGGCGGGGAGACCAAAAGATTCTGAAGTGTCGGTCAAATCAACATCACTGTTGTTATATCCACCACGAGTTGTCTGAGTGGCAGTCACAATCGGCACATCAAACTCAACAGCCAGTCCACGCAATTCTTCTGCAATACTTTTGACAATGGTGTACGAATTTGCACCGGCATTGCCACGGAGTCGTTGACTCACACATATATTTAGGTAGTCAACATAGATGATATCTGGTTTAAAATCCTGTTTGACTTTCAGTTCTTCAAGCAGTGTGCGGAAATGTCCAACGTGAGCAGAGGCAGTAGGATATTCCTTGATGATCAATCTACCATCAATCTTGTTCTTGATCTTATCCACACGATCATCAAACATCTTCTTAGATAAATCTCGGAGATCGGTGATAGGAACGTTCATCATGTTGGCGTCGATACGTTCTGCGATGCGTTCCTCTGCCATTTCCAAGGTGATGTACAATACATTCTTACCCTGTTCAATACAGGATGCGGCACAGTGACACATAAACAGAGACTTACCCACACCAGTACCGGCGAGAGCCACATTAAGAGTCTTGTTACTCAGTCCACCCTCGGTGATCTTGTTGAAGTACTCAAGGTCAAAAGGAATCTTTTCTTCTTCACGATGATAGAAATCGTATCGCAGTTCCGCATCAGCCACATAGTCATGACCAACGTGATTATCGAAACCGACACCCAAGGCATCGGACAAGATACTAGGCAGAGAGTCTACAGTGTGTATTTTGTCCTGACCATCAATGATCTGAATAGACTGCATGATGGCGTTATACACCGCCTTGTCTTTACAAAGCTTTTCGGTTTGATCAACTAGCCAATCTTGATCTGGTTCAATCTCATTCAGAGAGTTGATCAGTTCTTCCGACTTACCGTAGAGTTCTTCAGTGACCTGTCGATTTTCTTGAAGAGAAATCAACAGGGCATTCTTTGAAGGAGTTTGATTGTATTTCTGAAAGTGTTGTTGGATTGTGCCGAATACCAAACGAAACTCGGCATCAAGGAAATAGTCTTCCTTGAGAAACGCAATAGTTTTTCTGATATAGTCTTCACATAATATCAGATTCGATAATATTTGTTTCTCTAATCTCATCAATAAATTCTCTCTTCACAATTTCTACACACGGTTCGCAGATGTACACTTCTCCGCCACCATCAGTATTAAAACATATTGCTTGGTCGTTGTCAAGGTCTATTTTACCCTCACATCTATCACAAGTCGCTGTAGGCATTTTCAATGTCTTCCTCAGAAACTTCTTCTTGCATAATAGAATCAGAAGAAATCAGATATCGTTTGGTCAACCATTCATTAAAGGATTCGTCTTGAAGTATCGGCAACCAGAACTCCTTAGTGTATGTGTCCTTAGTTCTGTATTTCTTCGCATCATCGTCACTAGAGTTCTGATACCATCCGTTTGATGGTTTGATAACATGCCCTGACTCAAGAGCCATATCCAGCAGACCACTCCACTTGCTAATCCCACCTTCCCACGAAACCTCAATTGGTATTTTTGATTTCTCACGGACGTATCGCGACTTTTCCACATTGATGATAAAATTGTATCCGACAACATCAGTTCCTTTTTTCTCTTGTTGTCTACCAATGATGAAGATATTATCGGCAGAGTAGTAAATGCCAGTACCACCAGAAACAATGTCTTTGGGGAACATTCCAATTTCTTTGTAAGTGTGGTTTACAACCACGGCAGGAATATCTTTCAATGTCAAATGCGGTGTGATCATTCGGAACAAAGACTTCATCTGTTTGGCGCGAGTCATATCAGCAACAGACTTACCGTCGATTGCGTCATCAACTTCTTTCTTGGATGCCAAGTTACCAACAGAATCCACTATGACCATGACCCGATCACCGCGTTCAAGGTTCTGTAGTTGTGACATTACATCGTGCTTGAGTTGTTCAATGTCAGTGATAGGCGAGTGAACAACTCGGCCAGTATCAATACCAAAACTATCAAAGTATCCTTGCGGCGCACCAAATTCTGAATCATAAAACAGGATCACTGCATCATCATATTTATCAAGATATGCCTTTGCGAGCAACATGGCAAAGGCGGTCTTGAAATGTTTTGATGGGCCGGCGAAAACGGTTAGACCAGAACTCATACCACCATCTAGTCTACCGGACAAAGCAACATTCAATGCGGGTACAGTAGTCTGAATAAAATCTTTCTGATTGAAAAACTTTGAGTCAGACAGAATTTCTGACTCTTTAATTGTGGTATTCTTTTTTAATTTATCTAAGACGCTCATGCAAATAATCCCTCTAGTGTAGCAATTGGTTTGGTGTTCCAATTCAAACTTTCAACAATCGTATTCAACGGATCAATGAAAGCCTTTTGGAACTGTGTATCATAATCAATGTATCGGTGCAAGTCAAACTCTTTTGGCATGAGTCCATTCATAGCGACAGTATTTTCCCTGACATGGTTTGGTTCTTTCAGATAGATAAATTTGATCTTGTCTCCATCTTGAATGAGTTGGTATTTTTGTTCCAACTTCTGTGTGCGAATCAAATGATTGTACACCAACGCACCCCTAACGTGCATGGGAGTTCCTTTGGTGTACACGGTTTCCCTTGACACATATCTATCAATGTTATTACATCCACGAGGAAAGGCAATATCTTCTGGAGGCAATTCCTTGAACTTTTCCCACGTTTCCTGTACATAATCTTGTAAGTCTTTTTCGTCTCGGTTTAGACATAGACTCACCGCATCCTTCAACCATTCTCGCACAGGCGCGGGAGTAGATGATCGAACAATCTCCAAACCCATCACCTTGAGTTTGGGTTCCTTGTATCGAACACCCTCGTTGTCCCAGACATTCATGGCATATCTTTTCTTTGCAACCCAGATGCCAGTATCAGCGATACCTTCACGTTTGAACACAATCTTTTTGTCAAACACATTCATGTAATCGCCAAGTTCTTGCATCCGGCCATTGATCACTGGTTCAAGTTTCTGATCAACAAACTTGTCGAGGATGTCAATAATCTCATCGAATGATTTGTCCTTCAGATGTTTCTCCACCATTGTATCTAGTGTCAGATAACAGGAGTCAGTGTCGGTATAGAAAGAATACACCTCACCCTCTGTGCCAAGAAACTTGTTCATGAATTCGTCAATCACTTTGGCAGTATCCCGAATGATCAACTGACCCGTCAGAGTGATTGACTCTGCAATCCGTTCATCAAAGTATCGGAACCACTTGTTACCAATCGCACCAAAGAGAGAATTCAACTGAATCTTTCGTGCCATCTGGAAGTTGTGATACTTGGCGATGTCATTCTTGAGTGCGGGATTCTTCGTGTCCTCATACTCTTGTTCAGCCTGTTTCATCAGTTTCTTGTATCGTTGGCGATCATCAAAAAACTTCTGAGTAATCTCTGCCATGAAACCCTGTTTGTCTTTGCGATAGAGATATCCATTCGCAGCCATGGACAAGTCGGAGTCATCTAACTTCAATTGGTGTCGGCGTTCAAGAATACTTTCGACAGTACAATCAATCGGTTTGTGGTTCTCTGCCAACATCTCAGGTGACAAATTGTGTTGCATGATGATTGATGGATACAGTGACGTTGCATCTACAGAGACAACCCACTTGTATTTTCCCGTCTTTGGTTCTTGCACATAACCGCCTGGAAATCCCTTAGAGAAATGTTCTTTCTTCTGGGGGATCATGATGTTTTTTTCCAACAGGTGATTGTACAACAGGCAGTCCCATGTACGCACCGAGGAAAAGATATCATTGTAGTTACACTTGCAGTCATATGCCATCGTAATGATCAACTCAAGGAACTTCATCTTGTCATCAAGTTCGTCAACGAGTTTGGTATCAATGATGTTGTAGTCGATGAACCTGTTCCAATCATTCTCATAAAACTCGCGGAAAGTTTCAAACCCAGATTCAAGTTTGTTCTTCCCAAGTTCAACTTCGGCAATGTAGTCTAGTCGATATGATTCTTGGAATGTATATGTGAACTTTTTGTACAAGTCCATGTAATCAAGTTGGATGACACCCTTGATATCAACCTTCATGATCTCTCTGTTGTGGCCCTTGACCATCTTCTTACGAGTCATGTTGTAGGGACTGAGACTGTTCTTGGCGTCTCCACCGAATACACGATCAATCCGACTGACCAGATAGGGCATGTCGAACTGTTCCATGTTCCAACCAGTGACCACATCAGGATAGTCACTAGCCCACCACTTCATGAATTGTTGAAGC